TGCACTATAGTCATCAAGCTGACGAGAAATACCCCTATTGATACTTATTGATTGAACATAAGAAGTTACGTCAACATAACTACTAGATCCAAACTGTAGTTCAACAACATAAGAAGGTAAAGGCATTTAGGGTTTGATACCTGGGAATAAGTTAGTAGGCAACCCACCATTATTTTTAGCGTATTTACCTAAAGCATCAACAACAGCTTTCGGGTCAGCACTTTGAACATTGATAGTGATGTTATTTGTAGGTTTCTGTTGAACATTAGGCAAAACAAAAGAAGGCTTAGAAGGCGGTTTATAGCCTTTTACATAACCTGTTTTAGGGTCAGTGTTTTGACGTGCAGCAATCTCTTCAGGAGTAGCAACACGACTAGAACTAGGTGTCATAAGGATAGCGGCAATGCTTCCAACAACAGGAACGCTAGTCAACTTACCTAACAAAGTGTTCTTACCTGCAACACCACCAACAGGAGTAACAGTATTGCCACCACCACCTGCACCAGCCTTGATAAGTGTGATAGCAGCAACAAGATTTTGAATAGCCTTTGCACCATTGGCAAGCATCATGATGCCTTTCAAGGCAAGCAGAGCAGGTAACGCTTTTACAAGCTGAGTAACAACATTGCCAAAACCTTTCATAGCGTCACCATTACCAAATAAAGCAAAGAACTCTTTCACCCCACCAATAGTTTGAGCAACAGCATCCTTGACTTGCAGAAACATTTGCCCTGCTTCAGTCTTAGGGTTTGAAACATCTTCAAGAAACTTGCCAACCTGATCTATAGCACCGCCAGGCTTCATCATCTCATCAATGAACTGTGACAGATAAGGCAATATCACCATACCTAGTTTCTCTTTGAGGTTATCCATAGCAACATTGAACTTTGCAAAAGGGTCAGCCTGTTGAGCTGCAGCACCCTCAACTTCTTTAGTCAAATCAGCCAAAGCATTTTTAGACTTCTTCAATTCAGGGAACATGCGAATAAGAGATGTCGTATTTCCGTTGTAGGCCTTAGCTAACGCTGTTGCCACAGTATCTAAACTTTTACCTGAAACTTTGCTGGCATCAAGAGCAAGTTTTAGAAGAACTTGTGATTTAGCTGTTGAACCTGTAGCACGAGCAAGACGAGCCTGAGCAGGACGCAAATCGTCATCAACAATACCCACCTGAGTAGATAAGGTGTCTATGAATTTATTGTTAGCAGCAATCTGACTATTAGTAGCGTTAGCGTTCTTCTTCAACTGAGTGTTGAGCAAAAGCATGCTCTTCTGATCCGCTGAAGCAGCCTTAGCAGCTTCCACAAGCGTGTCAGCAACCTGTTTCAGCCCTAAACCTAAACCGATACCAGCAAGAGTTTTCTTCAACCCACCAAAGCCGCTTTGAGCCTTCTTGATGCCAGAGTTATCAAACTTAGAGAGTAGTTTTACAATTACAGCCATTAGCCGATTTTCCTGTTCACCATGCGAGCATACTTATCAATAACTAATTTTATCTTGCTCTCAGCATCATCAAGACTGTCTTCAACGTTAGGGTAAACAAAGTTGTTAGCATACCTGTTTTTTAGATTTGCAATCATGCTTGTGCCTTGTGTGGTGACCCGATGTTTACGCCTCCCACCCTTATACGCATATTCGCTGGTAATCTTCTTAGCTTTACGCATGCTACCTTTACCTGCAACGTCAGCAATAGCAGTCATAGGTGAAGTAACCCAAATAGCAACTAAAGGAGTAACCGCTGTGTAACGTGACCTGCCTGTTCTAAACCTGATAGAAACCTGATCTGCAGGTTTACCAGCACCCCACGCTAAACGACCTGAAGGATTATTTTGTGGCAACATACCTGAAAGAGGAGCAGTAGAAGGGATAGCCTGTTTGATAGTTGAAGCAATAGGTTTAGCAATAGCCTTAGCTTCTTTCACCATAGCCTTCTTCAAACCAGGTTCAAGAGCGTTCAAATCTTTTATCAAACCCTTGACATCATAAATAACTGTTTCAGCCATTAGAGTTCCTTTGATGTTGAAGAGCGAAAAGCATTGTGTTTAGCATGCGATCAGATTCTTGCATTAGAACTGATGGTGCTATCCCTGTTGCAACACTAAGGTTTGCTATCAACCAATGAAACGAGTCAACGCCTAAAGGTTTTAGGCTTTTGGGTCTGCAACCTCAACATTTGCTACAAGTTCAATCCAAGATTCAAAACTATCTGCAGTTTTCTTCAGTCTTGTAACAGCAAGCCAGGCAAGGTAAAGCAAGTGTGTAACTTTCTCTAACTTGTCAACACCAATATCAAAGTGTTCTTCCCATTTGACAATATCACCTGCAGAAGTAGTGACATCAAGGGTTGTGCCATCAGATAAAGCTATGCGTAGGGTTATCTGATTCATTACACTACAGCCCTAGTGACAGTTCCATTTGTAGGCCAAGTGACAGAGAATGTTGCAAGGTCACCGATGTTGCCCGAAACAGGTGTTAGATCAGTTACTAAACACAATGCAGTATAGGCAGGGTTAGCAGATCCTACAGCTGAAGAAGTAGGTTTGATAACGACAGTAGCATTAGCACCTAACAACGGCCAAAGAGTAGCATCAACTGTTGCTGCAGCATAATCCTGATTGAATTGAAGAGTAAGAGAACCCTCTTTCAAACCTGCAACACGAGTAACCCATGTAGAACCGAAAGCTGTTGTTGTGATGTCGTTAGCTGAAGTTTTTAGTTCAACCTGAGTCAGGTATGAAGCCAAAGCAGTGCTTCCATTGATGCTAACGCTGAAGTCTGTTGCGACAAAGATTGCCATTTATTATCCTTAACTTGCGAATACTTGAACCGAAAACTCGGCACTGTAATAGTCTATTGCATTGATGCTTACACTTCCGATAGCACCTGTTTCAGCAACAAACACCTCAAAAGCATTACCGCCCAAAGTCCGATCAGATTCAATCGCATACTTCACTGACCCTGCACCTGGAGCGAGCAAAACATCCATGTTCTTCTGTGCAGTCCGCTCAGAAACCCTACCCAACACCACCATAACTTTGAAAGTGTATTCAGCCATGCTTCTATTGTTTTGCTGATTATAGGCAACCTTATCTATAGCAATCATCGCCATAGGGGGATTCACTAGATCAGGTAGAGTTTCGACAACACGCAAACCCTTGATAGTGCTTATGTTAGCTGCTAACCCTGCTCTAAGGTCACTGATAGCCATTATGCGCCTGTTCTAAGAAGCCTAAATGGGTTGATGAGCTGTGCAACGTCACCATCAATGTTTGAACCTACACGCATAATCCCCATGTCTGAAACACCTGCAACACCTAGAGGGGACTCAAGTCTTTTGAACAGTCTTGATGCCTGAATGATGCAAGCAAACTTTATAGGGTCAGGAACACTTGACCAGCCGAACTGTCCTGTAACCTTAACCAAAGCCATGTCAGCCCAAACAGGGAATAAATAGTTATCTGTAGCAGTTATAGCTGTTATCGGATAATATCCACCATTAGCAGTTCTGTTAGCAGGCAAAACCTGATAATCACCTACACCCCAAGTTGTATCAAAAATAGTAGGGTCAGTGACTGCAGTTTCTAAAGAAGAAATGCTTTGAGCATCATCAATCCAACAAGTAAAACCATCGTTAGCTTGATAGTAACGAACCTCACCTGCAGCACTTGAATAAAAGTAGCGATTACAGTATTGATCTATAAGCCTAGAAGCAGAGTTGATGCTGTTCTCGAGCAAAACGTCATCTAAAGTATCCGTCAGTCTTAAACTTGCTTTGACATCCGCCAGAGAGCAATAACCATTAGTTATAGCCAAAATAAACTCCTAAAGTCTTATCTAGTTTAGCCTAAAGTTAGATAAGCCTTTGAGTCCAAGTCTTAGGGGTCAAATCAGAGTCAATCTCAATTGGTAAATGATACTCAAACTCTTTCACTCTAGGTCTAATCCAATCAACTAAATCAGTCAAACCCTGATCTAACGTGACAGTCGTTTTATAGCCTAAAAGTTGTCTAGCCTTATCTGAACTACATAAAGCAACAGGCACTTCTTGTGGCCTTCCAGGCATAAAAATAGGTTGCAAATCAAAACCTATAATCTCTGCAAGTCTTTCAGCCAGACTCAAAATAGTTATAGGCGATTCATCAGGGCCAATATTAATAACCTGCCCCACAGCTTCATCAGACTCACAAGCAACCAAAATAGGTGCAATAACATCTGCAATAAAACTAAAACATCTTTGCTGACTACCATCACCATAAATAATCGGCTGCTTACCCTGCAACATGCGGTTAGTCATAATGCTGGCAACATTTCTAAACGGATCATCAAACTTCTGTCTAGCCCCAACAATGTTATGAGGAACAAGAATCACCAAATCAACGTTATGAACTTCAGCTAAGTTAGATAACAGTTTCTCAGCTGACAACTTAGCGATACCATAAGGGTCTTGCGGTTTAGGTGTCAACGACTCATCAAAGAAATGCCCTAAATTGTCCCCATAACGTGCCATAGAAGACATGTAAACAAACTTTGACACTCCAGCCTGAATACTCGCTGTCATGGCGTTGACGCTTATCTGAACAGTGTTTCTGACCACAAGAGCAGGGCTGAACACACTCAAACCTTCATAAGCTGTGCAAGCAGCATGAATAACCAGATCAGCCCCAACAAACACAGGCGCAATAGCATCCAAATCATCTAAATCAAGTTCATAAAACTCAACACCTGCAGACACGTTATCTAACGAACCCCCAAGCAAATTATCTATGCCACGAACCTGCCAGCCCTTAGCCAAATAAGCGTCAGCAACATGGCTACCTAGAAACCCTGCAACACCTGTAACGACAACTAATCCCATGAATTATGCCTACGCCTAACTAAACTCCAACGACCTTCATCAAAACTGTCATTAGCCTGCTTCAAAACAAAATAAACATGATTATCAGTAAAAGTAGCTTTATTTCTTTCAGCAAAACGATTATCACTAGCAATAGTTGAACTATTGTCATGCCCTAACTGCAAAGGTAAGCGGTCAACACGCATACCTGCATGAGCAAGCCTACGTTCATAATCATTATCTTCAAAGTAGATAGGGTGTAGAGCTTCATCAAACAAACCAACAGTTTTCACTAAATCTTCCCCAACAGCAAAAGTCTGATAGTAAGGGAACTGATCACACAAAGTCAAAGCATCACTTTTAGCGGTCTGTAATAGTTCTAAATCACCTGGTCTGAAATAGCAGTCAGCCGAAGTGAAAAACCAGCGTGACTCAAAAGGTAGCATCTTGATGCCTAAATTCCATGAACTTGCAACACCAAGATTTGAAGGCAGATTTACCCAATGAATGTCAACTAAAGTATTGTCGTATTCAAAGTCTTGAACGACACCTGAATTATTTATGACATAAACAGTTGCTTCAACATCGATGCTTTCAACTAGACGTTTCAGCAAATCAAACCTGTTTAGAACAGGAATAATCAACTTCACTTAGAAGCTAACTTTTCTATCAAAGGCTTCCAAGACTCATCAAAAACCTTATTCGCATCATATTCACGAGCAAAAGCAAGAGTGTCAGGGAAGTTACCCTTACCACGCTGATAAGCCTGCTCCAACGCATCCACAATGCCCTGCACGTTAGGAACATTGAACCAACAATGCTGACCTGCATCCCAGAAGGGCTGACCATTGACAAGGTAAGAGTCAGGTGAAGCAAGTTCAGCCGAAGCTGCAAAGTTGCTGGTAATAATCGGCACACCACAAGCCTGAGCTTCAATCTGAGGAATACCAAAACCTTCACCATAGTTAGTGAAAAGGCCTACATCCCAAGCCGAATAGATAGCAGCCAAAGTCTTCTGACTTATCCCATAACTGTAGGCAATCGGATCGCATAACATTACCTTGCTTTGAGGAACACCACAGGCTTCAAGAATGTTAGGCAAATTGAAACCTGACTGCTTGCCAAAAGGTTCACTATGAATGTATAAAACAACGTCATCATGCTTCTTAGCGAAAATGGCGAAAGCAAGAAAGTTCTCTGCAACAGCCTTCCTATGTATAAAGCCACCAGCCTTATTAGCAAAGTTCATGCCCACAACAAACTTATCTTTACCACCAACAAAATCTTCACCCGAAATACCTTCAGGCAGAATCTCTGTAGGGGTAAAGATTTTAGTTTCAATAGCGTGAGGGATGTATTCAGACTCAATCCCTGCATTTTCAATCATCGTTTTACCAAACTTGCTCATAGCAATCGGAGTAACGTTAGGTTTCTTCAACCAGGCTAAAACCTTTTCAGGTGCAGGCTGATGATCTATCGGAGTCCAAGAAGCAATACGCAAAGCATCCAAAGCAGGATTTTGAAGAACCCAAACGTCATACAGGGTCACAATAAAGTTAGGCAGACCAGAGTTTTCAGCTGACCAATGTTGATGATGTAAAGGCAACACGTCATCACTATATTGAGTCATGCCACGACTGTAATGCGGTATCTTCCCTGCACCTGAATCAATAAAACTATTGACACCTTCACCACCATAGTTAGACAACATGGCAACCTTATGCCCCTGTTGCACTAAACGTTTTATCACCTGAGCAGATTGAGTGCCATAACCTGTGGGCTGATTGAGAGAATTTGAATACCAAGAAATGCATGCTTTAGTCATAGATACAGCATAAAGGAAAACACCCCCAAAACAGTCCTACGCAACTGAATTGAGGGTGTAAACCTTTGAATCAGGTATTAGGTAGCAGCACCCTTGAATACCTTGATGTTAGCTGTCTGTACTAGACGAGAGTCGAGTCGCCAAGTTGCTCTCCAAGTGCTGAGATCTGTTTGGAAAGCATAGTCATCGCTTCTGTCAACCTGTAGGCCACCAGCGTTACGGATGTAAATGCTCTTCAAGTCACCAACAGCAAGAGGAGTTGCAGCAGTTCCAACAGAAGGCATAGATGGAGTTTCAATAACAGGAACACCAAGCACCAAGTCACGAGCATCCTGACCAACACCTACATCGAAAATGTAGCGACCAGAGCCATCCTTCAACTTACGCAAAGCAGCGATAGAAGAAGAGTTAGCAAGCAGAGCGAATGAAGGCAAGCGGCGAAGCGAACCATCAAGGCTGTAAACAAGGTCAATAACGTTGTCTGCAGTAAAGACACCAGCTGATCCAGCAGTCGAGGTGACTCCAGTGGCGGCGGTAGTAAGAATTCCTGTAGGCTCAACAGAGGCACCTGTTCCATTCAGAATCTTGTTACCGATAGCGTTACCGAAAGCGTTACCGAACTGACCTGCAAGGAAGCCGATAATGTCAACGCCAGAGTCAAGAATCAACTCACGAGATAGCTGTGCAAGAGCTGAGAACTTGTATGCTCCAAGAGTTACAAAAGCATTGAAGCTCGGTTCAGATACAGCCACAGTTGAACCCTGACCAACGATTGTTGCAGTTGAGAAAGTAGACTGTGAAGGAATCTGTAGATTCTCACCAGAAGTTGTGTTTAGAACTGTTGCATAGTCAAGAAGAGGGTTTACTAGACGAGCAACTTTAACAATCTCGTTGTAAAAAGATGTAGGAACAGGCGCACCTGTGCTAGATCCTGTGATTGCTCTGAACTCGTGACCACGAATTTCACCCATCGCCATCTTGCGAAGAATGTCAGACTCGTTATCAGAAACAGTCGCACCAGCAAAAGTCATAGCTGCAGCCTGAACTGCCTCAGCAGCCTTAGCCTCACGCTGTTCTAGTTCAATTAGTTCATTACGCTTGTTGATGTCAGCGGTAAGAGCAGCATACTTTGCTTCATCTTCACCTGACCAAGAACCGCCACGAGCTTCAACTGAATCAATCAGTTCCTTAGCTTCGTGCCACGCCTTAGCCTTAGCATCAACCTGTTTTGCGATAAATTCGCTCATAGGTTTGTTCCTTTCAAGAACATAAATAAATGGATTTTTTAGTGGCGATACACGCACAACTGATCAGGGGATAAACGCACACTGACAAAATAAGTCTATACAACAGGTTTATACACGCTAAAAGAAAACCCCCTGGGACAAATCAGGGGGAAAGAAATTAGCTTCTTTTTTACCAACCGAGAGAGAGGACTCGATGTGGAATAATTATACTCTCTGCATCAACAAATCAAGCTGTTTCTTCTTCAAATCAAGAAGAGCAGAAGGGTTAGTCACTTCAGGGTCTTTCTTTAGAACCTTACCCAAAGTGTCTGTCAACAGTTCCCCTTGACGTTCAGTAAGTTCCTCACCTGACTCCAAAGCAAGCAAAGCATCAGTCAGTTCTTCAGCAGATACTCCACGAATTTCAGCGAGCTTCATAATCTTGTCTGCAAGTTCAGTCATAGATCTAACATTAGCAGTTCCATCAGTGGCAGTGTAAGCAGGGAAAGCCACACCAACAGAAACTTCATGCACGTTGACACGCTTCAGGATACGCTCATTAGCACTATTCCAAACATCGCCACCTGCAGGGATACGGAATCCAAAACTGAACGCTGTTACATCGCCACGCTGAATTGAGATGGCCGCATCTTTTCCTGCCTGAGTCTGTGGCAAATCGGCTTCAACAAGCAAACCACGACTATCTTCAATCAGCCTTAGAGTGCCTGCACGAGTAGAACCCAAAACAATGCTTGTGTCATGATTCCACAACAGTTTGACATCGTTTCTAGATTTCAAAGAATCTCTAAAAGCACCAGGTTCAATAGTTTCAATAAAAGGAAGCGGCTGTGAAGGGCTGTTGAATACAGCTGCATAACCACGCAAAGTCATGCCATTACCTTCAGCACGAATCTCAAGATCCGTTACAACCGCTTCACGTCTTTCAATGCCAGCCATAACACGCTCCCCACGTTCATGCAACTCTGCAACCTTAGAAGGCTCAACAAACCTGACAGAATCTTCCTGCATCGCCAAAGGGTCAACACTAGGGTCAACAACAACATCCTCGACAGCTACAGGTTCACCCATAGAGTCAACGATTTCACACAACTCATAAACAGTTTCAGCGAGTTTTGCAATAGTTTCTAAAGCATCACCTTTTAGGCTATAAGCCTTATCCTGTAATTCACTCAAAACATAACCTTCCATTTGCCTAACATCAATTTTATCTGCATCACGAACACCAGCCGAATCAGATAATCCATTCACCCAAGTTTGACCTGCATCGCCACCCCACGCATCCCACGCCACTCTGCCTGCACTCGGATAGCCTTCTTCACCTGAACTAAAACCTGTAGCCTGCTTATCAACTTCATGTCTAGCAAAATAACTGATCATGCGATTGACAGTATCCGCTGAAACATCTGCACCCGAAGCAAGCTGTCTAGCCCTAGCCCTACCAACATCAGTGAAACCTGACCCAGCGAAACCATCAGCAATCCACTTCAAAGCACGTTTAGCAGCAACAGCCACACCTTCAGGGGGCGAATAAGAACCTGCAGCAACAGCACGTTCCCCACCAACAGCAATACCTTCACTCAAACTAACTGCAACCATTTGAGCTATAGCTTCAGCCTTAGTTTTATGCTTACCTAAAATTGCACCATCATCCTTGACAGTGTTCCAACCTGTAGGAACTTGCTCAATAAAATAAGGCACTATTCACCTGTTTCATAACTGCCTGCAGGCACAGTAGTCGGATTCTGTAGTTGCACTGTAGGCAAACC